CCGGTATCCAGCTTGATGCATCAACTGCATCTGTTGGCGGTGAGTGCTGGAAAATTGTCGATTTCGTGGAACGTGTAGGTTCAAGCATCGGTGACGCAAAGACCGATGTCATCGTAATGATGAACCAGACCGAGCATGCGTTCTTAGCAGACGCGATTACATAAGGGAGTCTTAAAATGGCTATTGCACGCGCACAGCTTATGAAAGAACTCCTTCCGGGTCTGAATGCACTGTTCGGAATGGAGTACGCCCGCTACCCAGAAGAGTGGCGGTCTTGCTTTGAGGTTGAAAACTCAGAGCGTTCCTTTGAAGAGGAAACTAAATTGAGTGGCTTTGGTGCCGCTCCGGTGAAAGACGAAGGTGCTGCCATCACTTATGATGACGCGCAAGAGGCTTACACCAGCCGCTATACACACGAAACAATGGCGATGGGTTTCAGCATCACCGAAGAAGCTGTCGAGGACAACCTCTACGACAGCCTTTCGGCCCGCTACACCAAGGCATTGGCTCGTGCGTTCCAGCACACCAAAGAAGTAAAGGGCGCAGACCTGTTCAACTCTGGCTTCAGCGGCCAAGTTGGCGGCGACGGTGTGTCTCTGTTCAACGCCTCTCACCCACTGGTGAATGGCGGTACGAACGGCAACCGTCCTGGCAGTGCTGTAGATTTGAACGAAACGTCTCTGGAAGCTGGCATCATCGCCATCGGCAAGTGGACTGACGAACGTGGCCTCAAGATTGCCGCACGTCCGACCAAGCTGCTGATTCCATCAGACCTTCAGTTCGTCGCAGAACGCCTGATGGCGTCTGAACTCTCAACCACTGCGGGTGGTTCCGCTGCGTTCGCCAAGAACGATGTCAACGCTATCAAGTCGATGTCAGCAGTTCCGGGCGGATACATGGTCAACCACTACTTCACTGACACGGACGCTTGGTTCCTTGGAACAGACATTCCAAATGGCTTCAAGCACTTTGTCCGCGTACCGATGAAGACCGCTATGGAAGGTGACTTCGAGACTGGTAACGTCCGTTACAAAGGCCGTGAGCGTTACAGCTTCGGCTACTCTGACCCGCTTGCGTACTACGGTTCGCCGGGTGCCTAACATCGTTGGGGCGGGGGTAAAACCTCGCCCCTTCTTTTTTGTATCGGAGGACTAGATGTCAGATATCACCGCAACCACCGTGACGGCAGATGGCGTAGCAGTCTCTGGCCCAGCGCGGGTTAAGTCTATTTATTACGTGCGTGGGTCAAGCGCGGGGTCTATTGTCCTCAAGGATGGCGGCTCAAGCGGCACCACCGTACTCACACTTACTACACCCGGCGCGGGTAGTGGTGTGGACGCAGCAAATACAATGTCTATTCCTAGTGACGGTTTACGCTTCTCGACCAATGTGTATGTCGATGTGACGAACGTATCCTCAGTCACTCTGTTCCATGCCTAGAAAAAAAGAGACCCCGATTAAGACCTCGGTCAAGTCGGGTAACTTTAGAAAGACAAAGGCTGGTGCTGGGATGACGGCCAAGGGTGTGGCTGCGTATAGACGCGCCAACCCCGGCAGCAAACTCAAGACAGCAGTAACAGGTAGCCCCAAGAAGGGCAGCAAGGACGCCAAGCGTCGTAAGTCTTTCTGCGCCCGTAGCGCGGGGCAGATGAAGAAGTTTCCAAAGGCAGCGAAGAACCCTAACAGCCGCCTGAGACAAGCCAGAAAAAGATGGAAGTGTTAGATGGCAGAGGCTGTGGAGGTAACGCTTGCGCGTCTGGAGGAAAGGATAGCCCAACTCTCCGATGAGGTCAGGCATGTCCATGAAGAGGTTTCTGACCTGAAGGCTACGGCCAACAGATGGAAGGGCGCATTCTGGGTAATGATTGCGCTGGGCGGGATTGTGGGAACTGTTTCTAACTTGATGATGGGATGGGTGAAATGAGTGACAAAAACCGGCGGCGCAGCCGCAGCGGAGGACTTGGTCAGGTGGCTACGGTCCCAACACAAACAAGACCAACACCCCCACCACCAAGGCCGTCAAAAACCAAGCCGACACCAAAGCCGACTAATCGCGAGCGCATGGAATATCATAACCGCGCTGATACATTCATGGGTCACGTTGACCAAGTGATGAACCCCGGCAAGATTTATCGTGACCCCGGCAAGGAGGGTATAGGCCGTGACCGTGTTGTTCCAGCCCTAAGTGAACTCGCTTTGGCAGGAAAGCGGGTTATTGAGGACAAGATGAACGCTGGCAAGATGAAGGACGGTGGCCCGACCAAGCGCAAGAAAAGCATTGATGGCATTGCCCAGCGTGGAAAAACGAGGGCTAAATAATGACAATGTCACGCGCACAGATGCCGAAGCAAATCACTAACCCACCCAAGAACAAAAAGAATAAGAAAATGACCTACATGAAGCATGGCGGTCAGTGCAAAGGTATGGGCGCGGCAACACGCGGCGGCAACTATACCGCACGGTAATGCAGCATGTATTTCTGCTGCTGGTATACCTCGGTGTAGGTGACTCAAGACAAATGGTCAGCGGAGATATGTACTTCGCGAACATCAACGACTGCCAGTACTTCGCCAGTCGCACTGCAAAAACGCACGGGAACTACCGTTACAGGGACTTCATCGACCCGAAGGACCGTGTGACGGCGTATTGTTTGCCAAAATTTATCAAGAAAGGGTCTGTTGAAGTTTATTAGGGAAGGTAAACATCTGAAATGATTGACCCAATTACAGCGTTCTCGGCGGTGTCAGCGGCGAGTGGTGCTATCAGTTCGGCTATCAAAGCGGGCAAAGACCTACATTCCCTGTCCGGCCCTATCGGAAAGTATGCGAAGGCCGAAGCTGAATTACAGTTTGGCGCAACCAGAAAGAAGAACAGCATCTTCTCCAAGATGTCTGGTGCCGAACAAGCTGGAATTGATGAGTTCTTTCGCAAAGAAGAACTGGACAACATGCGGAAGGAACTCCGCAGCATCTTTCAGATTTACGGCAAGCCCGGTCAATGGGAACGCCTTCAGGCCGAAATAGCCAACCACCGGGCCTTGCAAAAGGCTGAGTTAACGCGAAGGGCGAAGGTGAGAGACGCCATCATTATGTGGACCGTTACGCCCATCATTGTGGGTCTTGGTGGCACGGGCCTGTTTTTCTTTGTGACGTTTCTGAAGGGATTGCAATGAGTACAGCTACAAAGCGTGACCCCAAGAAGTGGGCAGCGGCAAAGGCAAGGGCAAAGGCAAAGATGGGTGGCAAGCATTCCGCCCGTGCCATGCAGTTAGCGGTCAAATACTACAAGGACTCTGGCGGCACATACTCCGGCAAGAAGAAGTCATCGAACAAACTATCCAAGTGGTCGAAACAAAAGTGGCGGACCAAAAGTGGTAAGAACAGCACAATCGGTCCAAAGGCAACGGGTGAACGCTATCTGCCAGAGAAGGCGATTAAATCTCTGTCATCCAAAGAGTACGCAGCAACATCAAAGGCGAAGCGAAAAGGCACAAAAGCCGGAAAGCAGTTCGTCAGACAGCCAAAGAAAATAGCAAAGAAGACAGCCAAGTTCCGCAAATAGATGTGCTACCGCCGCGTCAGGAAGGCGCACAGGCATCACCGTAAAACATCTGTGTCGGAACAGGGTCGGCTCACCAAGATAAAGAGACACCGTGAAAGGCGTGAGGAAACTCAGTACGCCATAGAAAGTATGAGGGCATGGCTACAAGCGGAACAGCTACGTTCAATCTTGATATCAATGAAATAATTGAAGAGGCGTATGAACGCGCTGGGCTTGGTCGTGCTTTCTCAGGCTCTGACTACAGGACAGCGCGGCGTTCTCTTAACCTGTTAGCGCAGGACTTTGCAAACAGGGGCATAAACCTTTGGACTATCGAAGAGGCAACCCTGTCTCTGACGAGTGGCACTGGCACATACACGCTTCCAGCCGACACTGTGAGTATCCTAGACCACAGCATCAGAGAAGGCACAGGAACGAACCAGTCAGACCTCGCAATAAGCAGGATGAATTTGGGTGAGTTTGCAGGGATTACCAGCAAGAACACCCAGGGGCGTCCTGTAAAGATGTACATTGAACGGTTAGTGGCTGCACCGAAGGTTACATTCTGGCCGGTTCCCAACACAGATACATATACCTTGGTGTACTACAGGGTCAGACGCATTCAAGATTCGGTCAACGGTTCAAACACTCAGTACGATGCCCCTACCCGTTTCTTGCCAGCAATTGTGTCCGGCTTGGCATACCAGTTGGCCCTGAAGAACCCCGAAATGGTAGAGCGTGTACCTCTCCTCAAGCAGGTCTATGAGGAGGACTTTAACCTCGCGGCCACGGAAGACCGTGACCGTTCTGACTTTAGAATCATACCAGCAGTTTAGGAGAACAAGATGAAAAAAGGCAGCAAGCCCAAGGGAATGAAGTCCGGCGGCAAGACCAAGAAGATGGCATATGGCGGCGCGACCAAAAAGCCCAAGGGCATGATGTACGGCGGGAAGCCTGTATATAAGTCTCGGATGAGTTAATGGCCCGGTTTGCCTCTGGCAAAAAATCGTTCGCACTCTGTGATAGGTGCGGTCAGCGATACCCTTACAAAGACATAAAGCCAGAGATTGAGAACCGAAGACCCAATGGACTCCGGGTCTGCCCACAATGTTTCGACAGGGACCACCCGCAGCTTCAGTTAGGTAGGGTAAGGGTCATTGACGCACAGGCGTTACGCCACCCCCGACCTGACCGGACAGAGCCAACCAGCAACGTCGTGGCGTTTAATCAACGGTTCCCACATACCGCTGGGGTTAACAACTACACGCTGAACTCCATTGCCATGTCGTCAGAGATAACGATGACACTGGTCCCGGTAGTCACGCGGTCTGCATCGATGGGGATGATTAGTCCCTTTACCCAAACAACCGCCGGGACGACGGACACAATCACGTCCTACACAGTCACCGTAGCATCGGGAACTAACTCGTATGGAACAGGTAACAAATATTATATCGCTGGGCTTTCTGGAGCCTCTCCTACACTCACCCTTAGTGAGGGAAGCACTTATCGCTTCGACCAATCTGATGCCTCAAATAGTGGCCATCCCCTTCGGTTTAGCGCAACTGCTAATGGAACACACGGAAGTGGTTCTCAATACACCACAGGTGTGACCTCAAGCGGTACGCCGGGGAGTTCCGGTGCATACGTTCAAATCACAGTCCCTAGCGGTGCGCCCACTCTTTACTACTACTGCACCAACCACTCAGGTATGGGCGGACAGGCAAACACACCATGAACTATTCAACGCTTAAACAGAACATCAAGGACTTCATGGAAGACGACGGCACGGAGTTCTCCGACGCCATCGACACGTTTATTGACATCACAGAACTCAAGCTGTCGCGTGAACTCAAGATACCCGCGTTCCGCCGCAGGGCCACGTCCACGCTGACATCGGGCGATGCTTTCGTAACCATGCCAACAGACATGGTCTCACTGGAGAACCTGCATCTGATTGAGAGTAACTCAAGGACGCTGCTTCTGCTGCGGTCTGACGAGTTTATGATGGAGTACTGGCCTGACCGTACAGCGACAGGCTCACCCCGTTACTACGCTTACTTTGATGACGACACCATCTACGTCGCCCCGACACCGTCGTCAAACATATCGGTGGAGATAAGCTACCGCCGCCGTCTGCCAGCCCTGTCGTCATCGAACACAACTAACTGGCTTACAGACAACGCAAGCGATGCGCTTCTCTACGGGTCTCTCGTTGAAGCGTCAGCATTCAACCGAAACTACGCACTGATGGAGCGTTACCTCGGCATGTACCAAAACGCGGTCCAAGGCATCACACAGGAACAGCAGGTCCGTAACTCCATCGACAATTTCTACCAACGAAACGAGGGCTAAATCATGGCAACTTCAAACGCCGCCACCACCTACTTGGAGAACAAGCTACTCAGCCTCATCTTCAAGAACAACGCGGGTAGCTTTTCCACACCCGGCAACAACCTGTATGTGGGACTGGCGACAGCAGTTTCAAACGCTGAAGCTGGCACCCTGACCGAGGTCAACACATCGACACAGGATGCCAACTACACCCGTAAGCAGGTGACCGCAGCGAACTGGACACTGGCGTCCTCTTCGACTGACGCGCAGACAGTAACCAACGCAGCGAACATCGAATACTCAGCGTCATCTGGTGTCGCTAACTACACAGTGACACATGCGTTCATTGCTGATGCGTCCTCCAGCGGAAACATCCTTTTCGTGGGTGCGCTGGATGTGAACAAGACAATCGCTTCAGGCGACATCTTCCGCATCAATGCCGGTAACCTCACTATTGAGTTGAAGTAACATGGCACTGGTTCTCGCTGACCGCGTCAAAGAGACCACAACCACGACAGGCACTGGCACCTATACGCTTGCTGGCGCTGTAACCGGATTTGAATCTTTTGGTTCAATCGGGAACACAAACACCACCTATTACTGCTGTACAGACGGGACTGATTTTGAAGTCGGCATCGGAACCTACACGGCGTCAGGTACGACGCTGGCTAGAACCACCATCCTTCAGAGTTCTAACAGCGATAATGCAGTTAGCTGGTCAAGTGGGACGCGAACTATCTTCTGCACTCTACCAGCGGAGAAGATGAGTGTCCTTGATGCTAGTGGAAATCTAAAGGCGGCAAACGGAAGCGCGTTGACAGCCCTCAACGCTTCCGCGCTGGCCTCTGGAACCGTGGCTAACGCACGGCTTGACGCACAGCTTCAGGATGTAGCTGGACTAGCGGTTACAGACGGCGGGTTCATCGTCGGGGATGGGTCGAACTTCGTTTTAGAAAGCGGCGCGACTGCACGGACCAGCCTTGGTCTGGGGACCGCCGCGACATCAGCATCAACCGACTTTGAGTCCGCTGGTCAAAGCGTGGTCATGGCGATAGCACTGGGATAACGATATGCCTAACAACTTTAAGACATTTACAGACACAGGCGTAGGCACCTCTAACGCAGATGTTTACACATGCCCCAGTTCGACAGAAACAACCATCATTGGACTGAACATTGCCAACATCCTGACCGTGTCCATCACAGTGAATGTTCAACTAATCAATAACGACGGAGACAATGTACATCTCGTCAAGTCGGCTATTGTGCCGGTTGGCAGTAGTTTGGTGGCTGTCGGCGGTGACCAGAAGATTGTGATGAACGCGAGTGACATCTTACGCATTACCGCCAGTCAGGCGTCAGCCGCTGATGTGACCCTGTCTTTGTTGGAGATTAGCTGATGGCACTTAGTAAGGTCGGCGGCAATCAAATAGATACAGTATCTGGTGACTTGACTGTTGATACCAATACGTTGGTTGTGGATAGCACGAACAATAAGGTAGGCATCGGGACTACAGCACCGACTTATCAAACAACCGTCTACGGAAGCAGTCAAAGCACTGTTGAAATTGAATCTGGCTCTGACACTGGCGAAAGCCGTTTGTATTTCACAGAC